GGTCCATAAACCATCTCCGAACCAAAAACCCTATCAAGGTCAACAGAATACTTATCGTGAATAACAGGAACCAAAGACTGAATCAAATCATTCTTAGTTCTCTGAGCAGTCCAAGCACCAATATGCTGCTTATACAACATCTCAGGAATATGAAACATTTTAGTACCCAAAGCAGTACGCAAAATTAAATCATAATCATCAGCAACAGACAAATCAACATCATGCCCACCAATAGCAAAATACACCTTAGATTTCCAAACACGAACATGATTAGGGACAGAAACAATATGCGATAAAGTTTTACGATTTATCTCAGCACTAGACATAGCCCACACATTATTTACTTCATCCCAATAATCAGAACCATAACCAAAAGCCCAACCATCAGGATAACGACCACTAGCACCACTAATAAGTATCTCAGACCAGTCCGAATACACAAAACCCACCGTATTGTCCACGCTAAAAGCCTGATTAACTTTCTCTAAACAAGTAGGCATCAACTCATCATCATGGTCTAATTCGAGCAAATAATCACCCAACGCTAAACCAAACGCCATGCGTTTGGCGTAGCCAATATTTCCACCACTAGGAGTATTGGGTCTAAAGTAGCGAATAACATATCGTTCATCTGCACAAAAGCCATAAACTTGATTATAAACATAATCTGTTGTTGAGTCATCATAGATGACCCATTCCCAATCAGTAAATGTTTGAGCCTTTAAAGATGCCCATGTTCTGGCAAGGACAGGTGCGGGCGTGTTGTATGTCGTAGTGATTATAGAAATCATTTATTCATTTTCTAATGTAATCCAAGATGCAGTTTCAATATCAAGAATTGAATCATCTGTTGGCTTTGGTGGAATAAAAATGTCAAATTCTTCATTATAAATAAATCCGATACCAGCATAATTACCCCTAAAAGGAACACCACCCAAAAAATGTTTATTATTTTTAGTATTATAAGATGTTTTAATCCATGTTCCACCAATATTGTTTATGAGCCAACCATAACCTTCATCTAATTCTTCATTATTTCCTACTGTTACATCTACAACAATATTATTGTTATCAATTTTTGCCCAATGTGCCATTAATCACCTACTGCGCTTTTTAAATAACGAACAATAACTATTCCAGAACCACCATTTCCACCTTGTTGGGTGTTTTCTGCATAATCGCCTTCTCCCCCAGAACCAGAATTACTAGCACCATTTGCAGGGGTGGTAAAAGAATCTAATGCTGTTCCTCCAACTCCTCGTGTTCCTTGACTTAAAAAGTTAGTTCCAGCACCACCTAATCTATTTGTGGCACTTGCTGAAGTACCAGCACCTCCACCACCTATTGCTCCAGTTGGATTAAAACCCGAATAATTACTATTAGAACCACCAGTTCCACCACCATTAAAAGTGTCTGATGACACTTCTCCTCCTCCTCCACCTGTTACCGTAGAAACAGAACCAAAACTAGAAGAACCACCAGAAGAACCATTAGGGTTTTGACCGCCTCCACTATTACCACCTGTCCCACCACCACCAATAGTGACAGAATAAGAACCATTTAATGTAGTGGATGAATTATAAAAAGAACCTGCTGCACCACCACCACCGCTTGTTGAATTGTCATCTGAAACGGATGCTCCGCCACCCCCTCCGCCAGCCAAAACAACAACAGTAGCAGTTAAATTAGCATCAGAAACACTTAATGTACCATTAGAAGTAAAAGTTCTATAATAATACGTTGCATCAGAAGTTAAAGTACCACCAGTAACAGTTGGATAAGAAACACCCAAAACAGATGAAGCAACAATGCCAACATTAAAACTAGGCACTAAGGTCACCTACCAACACATAAGTATCAGCGGACAAACATACAAGAGTTGCAGAAGAATATCTAGCACGAAGTTTTAATCCTGGAGTGCCGTTAAGTGTTGTGCTACTAGCACTAAAAGTAATAGAAGTTGCTGCCCCAATCCAAGAAAAGTCAATACGCCCGCCAGTAGGCAAATCAAGAGAAGCCCCAATAGTAATAGTCACAGCACCAGACGTTGTATCGATTGTCACCAACTTACCGTTATCAGATGTAGTTGGAGTATCAGATGCACCAGTTATAGAACGAAGTGTTTGCGCTGTTGACCAACCACCAGAAGCACCCTGAGGTCCTTGTGCACCTTGTGCACCCTGAGGACCTTGACTTCCAGTAGCACCTTGCGGTCCAGTAGACCCTTGTGGTCCTATGTCTCCTTGAGGACCTTGTGGACCCTGCGGACCTTGACTACCCGTATCCCCTTGAGGTCCTTGAGGACCCTGACTACCCGTAGCACCAGTATCCCCTTGTGGACCTTGAGGTCCAGTAGCACCTTGAGGACCAGTGGCTCCTTGTGAACCGACATCTCCCTGTGCGCCCTGTGGTCCTTGAGGTCCAGTAGACCCCTGCGGTCCTATATCTCCTTGGGGTCCTTGCGCACCTGTTGCTCCTTGTGCACCTTGTGCACCCTTATCCGCAACAAGATTCCAATCAGTAACCATAGGAGGAGCAGTATTTAAACTGCTAGAAATAATACAAATATAAGAAGAACCACTATATTCAACAACATCATTTAAAACATATGTTGTTCCAGAGTTCCATGCACCCTTCCAAGTAAAAGACGTACCATTAGAACCTTGAGGTCCTTGACTACCCTGTGCACCTTGCGCACCTTGTGCGCCCTGTGGACCAGTATCGCCTTGGGGTCCCATAGCACCAGCCATTCCTTGAGGACCAAAATCCCCTTGTGGACCTTGAGGACCAGTGGAACCTTGTGGACCTATATCTCCCTGAGGTCCTTGAGGTCCCTGTGCCCCTTGAGGACCTTGTGCGCCAGTCGAACCTTGAGGACCCGTTGCCCCCTGAGGTCCAATGTCTCCTTGTGGACCCTGAGGTCCCTGTGCACCAGTAGCACCAATATCACCCTGAGGTCCTTGTGGACCAGTAGCACCTTGAGGACCAGTGGCTCCCTGTGAACCGACATCACCCTGTGCGCCCTGTGGACCCTGAGGTCCAATATCTCCTTGTGCGCCTTGCGCACCAGTAGCCCCCTGAGAACCTTGAGGACCTATATCACCTTGCGGTCCTTGTGGACCAGTAGCACCTTGAGGACCAACTGCGCCTTGCGGTCCAACATCTCCCTGAGGTCCCTGAGAACCAACTGGACCTTGAGAACCTGTCGCACCTTGAGGTCCCTGAGGACCCTGAGAACCTATATCGCCTTGTGGACCTTGCGGTCCAATATCACCCTGAGGACCTTGAGAGCCAGTGGCTCCTTGTGCGCCTTGCGCACCCTGAGAACCCTGTGCACCAGTAGCACCCTGTGGACCAATATCTCCCTGAGGACCTTGGGGACCCTGAGAACCCTGTGGACCCTGTGGACCAGTTGTTCCTTGTGGACCCTGTGCGCCAGTGGCTCCTTGTGAACCAGTCGCACCTTGCGCACCCGTACTTCCCTGCGCACCAGTGGCTCCCTGAGGTCCCTGAGAGCCTTGTGGACCAACAGCACCCTGAACACCCTGAGGACCAACGTTCGCTGCCGAAACAATAGTTATACGGTCAGAAACAACACTAGAAGATTCCTCAGTATCAAGAGTAACTATAATATCAAGAATGTCCATGTTTACCTATTATCGGGTAACGTCAGCAAGAACAGTAACTTTACCAGCCAAAATTGTGGTAACAACACCAGCGTTGTTTTCCTCAAAATCCCAAAAAGCAGGTCCATCAGTTAAAGCAGCACTAGAAGTAGCAGAAAGAACACAAGTCACAACACCCGTGGTGTTGTTCTGGGTTGTTGTAAAAGAAGCAGCAATAGTAGACGAGTTCTTCTCGTAACGAATTTGCGCACGATAAGTACGCCCTGTAATATTTACAGGCATAGAGCCATCGTTTGTGATAGTAATATTCAAAGTTAGAGTATCACCTCGCACAAATTTTAGATTATAATTTGCTGGAACTGCCATATAAATACCTCACCTGTTCTCTAGTTAGGGATTGTCATAATCCTGTTTAGGTATTTTTCTAACTTGAGGTTGACCATCACAGCAGTTATCCTTGAATTTACAACTAGGACAAAGCCAGCGGGTAGCCTCAGGAGGATACTCACACCCACAAATAGGACACTCAATCAGTCTTGCCATCTTTAATTTTAATCTCTGTCCGTGACTCCATCTCACGCACAGCCATACCCGAAATCAACTCCTCCAACTCAGCATCGCTGAGTTCCTTAGCAGGTTTAGACGAATGTTCCACATTAATCTGTGTAGGAGCCAAACGATTAGTAGCCTGAAGATACAGTTGAGCAGCCTTATTGTCCCCATCGAGCGCACGTTGATAGATGGTATCTAATAGTTTCTGGGTACGTTCGGGGGAACCTTGTAGGTCCTCAACTCGACGCTGCCATTCCTGCTTGAAATAGGGTTTCTTTTCCCATCGGCGTAACGTGGTTACGTCCATACCGTTCTCCTTAGCATAGGCTTCTTTGGAGGCTGGTTCCCGCATGGGTGCGGGGACCACAAGCCAGTTTAAGTATTTTTCTTGGCGTTCATCCAAATATTTTGCGTCCATACCCATAGTGTTTTTTGTTCTGTCCTTGCCTCTAGGTATTGGAGTTTTTTTCCAACATTATGTAGGGAACAAGGGGGGGGATTATAGGGGGGGGTTACAGAAAACTGTAACTGGTTACGAGCCGTGAGGCGAGTAACCTATGGTACTGTAATATGGTACAAGGAGATAAACCAAACCCTGCGGGTTTGGTTACAATAGCCGTTAGGCTGGGACAAGAAAATGAACAAGGAGTTTATTAATTCAATTCCAGAATGGTCCGAAATCAGGGTCCGTTGGATGGACGCTTACTGTCCAGCCTCAGGCTGGCACGAAACAGCCAACTACGAACCCAAGGACTCCACAGCCACCACAATCGGCAGGCTGTGGAAAAACTTCCAAGAAGACTACATTACGGTAGTGGGAACCATTTTCGAATCTGAACTACCAGAACCCGAAACCATCGCAGACATAAACCACATCCCAATCAATTGGGTCACCTCTATAGAAATTATCCAACCACACAACACTGGAGAATACCATGCCTAAAGTAGGAAAAAAAGAATACCCATACACTCCTAAGGGGATGGCTACGGCTAAGAACGCAGCCAAGAAAAAAGGAATGAAAGTAACGTATGGCAGCAAAAAAGGCAAGTAGCCCATACAACAAACCTGCTTTACGGGAAAGATTAAAGAACCAGATAATGTCTGGTTCCAAAGGTGGACGCAGCGGGCAGTGGTCTGCCCGCAAAGCCCAACTACTAGCACAAGCCTATGAGAAGGCTGGTGGAGGATACAAATCAGGTCCCACCAAATCGCAACAAAATCTGAAGAAGTGGACTGGAGAGAAATGGCGTACCAAATCAGGTAAACCATCCACCCAAGGACCCAAAGCAACAGGTGAACGTTATCTGCCTGAAAAAGCCATCAAATCATTATCGGCATCGGAATACCGTGCCACCAGTGAAAAGAAAAGGGCGGGGACAAAACAAGGTAAACAGTTCGTACCAAACACTTCTAAAGCACGGGCAGCAGGACGCAAAGCACGAGGAGCAAAATAATGGTAGCAAAAAAAGACCCACGACTAGCACGGGCAGGTGTCACAGGATACAACAAACCCAAAGCCACACCCAGCCACCCAACCAAATCCCACATTGTCGTCGCCAAATCAGGAGGACAAATCAAAACCATCCGATTCGGACAACAAGGCGTAAAAGGGTCACCCAAAAAAGCAGGAGAATCAAAAGCCTACGCCAGTAGGCGTAAACGCTTCCAAACACGCCACGCTAAAAACATTGCCAAAGGACCAATGAGTGCAGCCTACTGGGCAAACAAAGTAAAATGGTAACCCGCAAGGACCCATAAACAATTATAGGTGGCAGGGACAAACCCGTTCACAACCACACAAAGGTATCCCCAAACCATAATCATAGCCTCTCTCTCCCTGAGCAGAAAGAATCATACACAGACATGCATGCACGCCCCCCCATGCCCCCCTGCGGTGTTTGTGCTGGTCGCACGAGGCATGCATAATCATTCACTGGCATGCATAATCATGCAAAAATTGACATAATCGGTGGAATCTGCTACGAGGCGCACACATGCACGGGTGCGACGGCGAACCCGAACAGTCGGTGTCTGTTAAGTATGGATTATGGGTCGGTTTGCCAACGGTGCGTGCGGGGTACTGTGTGTGCATTATGCGTGTGTGGTACCGCACTGTGTGTGCAGGAAAATTTCCCGTAGGGAAATTATTCGGATTTTTTTTTCTCGTTCTGTGTGTGGGACTTCGTCCTGCGTGTGGAACTGTGTGTCAGTTGGATTTCACCGATTGACTTGCAATTGTTTTTGGGATGTGTTTCAATGTTGGTCATCGGTTGCCGTTGGTGATTCACAGTCGCTAGCCAATGCCGAACCTAGCCGTGGCTGGCGGTAACGCTTGCCACCTCATAGTTGCTAGGGCTCATCCATCCCGTGGCTCTCATGGTGAGGACGTTGATGGAGAGTAGGTAGTAGCGATGGTGCCATTGTGTTCTCGGAGGCTACCTTGCGAGTCTTGGGCTTGTGAATCCCGAATGAGTGGGGCAATTCACGCCTAGACTGTCCCTGCCTAGTCACTTCGGTGCTGGGTACACGTTGAATCCCGTATGATTCAGACTCGCATTGCAAGAAAAAGGCTATGAAATAGCCACGAACGGCGGATTCGTGGTGATTATAGGTGATACCTACGGTATCCGACAGGCTCCGTGTTCCTGATTCTTGAATAGGTTGTGAGTCACGACTAACATGCTGTTAGCATGTCGGTACCCATCCCGTGATGATGGGGGGAACCCACTGTGACACGTGGTTAAACGCTAGTCGGGGACAATCCGCAAGGTGCGGTGTTGGTAGGCAGGTTCGATTCCTGTATTGTCCGCTACTCCCTACGGGAGTTGTTCCATAATCCTACTTACTAGGAGGTAAGTATCATGCAAGTAGCCGATGTAAAAGACGCTGTGTCATTCCTTAAGGAATGGGAAGACACTGGCGGTGACATAATCGAAGTGAACACGAATCCCAACGAACCTTGGTTCGAGGATGACGGTTCAGTCACGAAGATGACGTACACCGAGTACCACCTTTCAGGTGGTAGTGGCTATGCTGGCTGTTTGTCGGTGTGGCAGTTCAACGATTCTTCGAAGAAGATTCGTGAGTCATTCTTCACGGAATACACCGCCGACGATTACGATTTTTAATCGTAATCGGTTGGGCATAAATGGCACAACGTAGTTGTGGCTAGGTTCAATTCCTAGCATGTCCACTATGTCCTACGGGGACAGAAACATAATCCATTGGGGATTATGTTGGCATTACCAACGGAGGTTCCATAATGCCTGCAAGAAAAGCACCGACTATCCTAGCGGTTAGTCCTGACGGTTACGTCAATTTCCAAACGCCGACTGGTAAACAGTCAACGTTTCTATTCCACCATTGTGACAAAGTCACACGAATTGCTGCCACCAAGTTCCTTGGTGGTCGGTTCGTTGGTCGTCCACCAATGCACTTCAGTGACATTGAACTAGCCCAAGTGTTCCACATGGCTCACCTGAGTAGTTTCGGTCACAATTCGGATTACAGTCCGATGAAGTTCTACCCTGTGGGTAGTTCTGTCCCCGCCACTGTTCAACCTACGGTTGAACCTGTCTCTCAGGAGCCAATTATGTCCACCAAGTCCACCAAGTCGAACGGTTCATCTTTGGATGAATTGCTTGTCGGCACTATCACGAATGTCGTTAACGACATTCTTCAGGATTATCAACCGACAACAGTTTCCACTGTTGACCCTGTCCGTATGCAGGAGTTGGAACTTTGTGTCAAAGTTTTAACTGACGCTATGGATGAGCAGAATGAGACAATTGAGAAATTGTCGCAACGTTTGTTGAAGCAGACACCAATTCAGTTGGTGGTCAACGGTGTCCCGTCGAAGCCAACACAGGGTGTTGTTCATAAACAGTACGGCAAGATTGCTAGCGCAATCAGTCTTGGACTGAATGTGTTCCTTGTCGGTTCGGCAGGGACAGGTAAGTCAACGATTCCCATGCAGATTGCGGAGCAATTGGGCTTGGAGTTTCGTGGTAACAGTTGTGGAACAACTGACGCTAAGTTTGATTATGTCGGCTACCGTGATGGTCATGGCATACTACATTCAACGGCTTTTCGTGAGTCGTTCGAGAATGGTGGCTTGTATCTGTTGGATGAGATGGACAACGCCTCTGCCGATGTGTTGGTCACTTTGAACAGTGCGCTTGCCAATGGTGTCATGGCGTTCCCTGATGGGATGGTGAAACGTCACGCCGACTTCCGACTTGTTGCCACTGGCAACACTTGGGGCAACGGTGCCACGGCACAGTATGTGGGGCGTTCTGCCATTGACGGTGCAACCTTGGATAGGTTCGTTCGAATCATGGTCGATGTTGACGAGAACGTCGAAGATGCAATGGTTGACGGTGTTCTGCCTTCAACAGAGTTGGCATTATGGAAGAACGTTGTCCGAACGGCTCGCAAGAATTGCGAAGCCAACGGTTTGCGTGTCATGGTGACTCCTCGTTCCATGAAGCATGGTGCTATGTTGATTGCTGGTGGTTTCACCATGCAAGAAGCGGTGGACGCTACGTTCGGTGCTGGTTTGGACAAAGTCCAGTATGACAAGGTGTTGGCTGGTGTTACCCTCTAGGGGTAACACTGGCCATAATCGTTCAATTTAATAACTAGGAGGTTATTATGTCACAGGTTGTTGTTGACAAGTTCGACTCATTCGGTGAGTTGCTAGCGTATGCTAGAAATAATCCCCATACTAATGGGGAATCAAACGAGGCTGGTTCTCGTGATTGGTATGGTCAAACTAATAGTTTGAGTGAAGCGGTTCAACTTGCGTCCGATGGCTGGCACGATGAACGTGCCACGTTGGACAAGATGTTGGCTACGTTGTCGGAGCAGATTGGTGAACGATTCTCCTTAGAGAATCGTGTCCAGTTGTCTGTTGTTGGTAGCGGTGTTCACATGGGGCGTTTCCTTGGTGGTCGTCCCGACCACATGATTGGGTTCCGCCGTGTCGCCACTGCTAGGCATGGTCGTATCGTGAAAGTGGTGCTGGATTATGGTGCTAACCATAAGTACGGTGCTGATTTCATGTTGCGCCGTGGTGTTACTGTCACCGCACTGGTGGAGGTTCTGAACGTTCTCGGTTTGTCCGTGGAATTATGGACTGAAACTAGTGTGAAGTTCGGTGAAGACATTCACACAACGTTGACCAAGATTCACGACCCTAGGGAGCCAATGGACATTGACTCGTTGATGTACGCTATAGCGGAGCCGTCGATGTTGCGCCGACTCACTTTCAGTGTTCGTGAAATGTCAAAGTTCGGCTTTCAGAAATGCAAGCGTGCAGGGTATGGTGGTTCTATTCCGATTACCCAAGGTGAAACCTTGGAGGCTGACATAATCATTAACCGCATGGAACATGGCGGGGACAGGAACATCGTGGATAGCCCTGTTGATTGGGTTATGCAAACTATCCGTGGCTTGGGGGTGTTGGACTGATACAATGGGGGTGCCGACATAGCACCTCCACTGTGTCGGTTTACCTCCTAGGTAGGCGGTAGGCGTTGGTCATTACACTTCGCCTACCGCTTTTCCTATGTTAGGGGTTGATTATGGTTCTGTTTGGTTTACTGTTGTTGCAGATGTTTGTTGCAGGATTATGGCTGGTGTGTCGTAATCCCCACGAAGAACGTGTGCGTCCTAGACGGCACACGAGGAAACACCACAAAATTATTTGACAGTGACACATCGTTGTGTTACTGTTTCGTTCTGCCAAGCACATAAGGTGTTTGGTGTTATCACACTTAGGAGGTGTGTTATGTTAACCTCAGGGTTACTGTTCCCGAAGGGTGTTGGGGTTGAACCTCAACATGTAATCGTTGACGATTACAAATCTATTCAGTCACTCGTTGGTGGCAGGTTTGATTGTGTCCGTTGCAATGTTGTTTCACCTGATGGTGATGAACTTGTTGTTGTGGGTTATGTCCACGATGAGGGTTTGTTGTTGGACATGGAAACGAACTGGCTTGCTAGTGCGTTGTTCAGTCAGGAGATTCGTGGCGATGTTGTCATTGTTTCAGGTACTTCACCTGACGGTGATTATGACGGTGAGAATCATGACTTGCCTGAAAATCTTATTGAGTTCTTTCAGAACGAGTTCGTGTCGTTCTGCGCTAAGAATTACAACGAAGCAGCCATTCTTAATTTTATGATGGAGATGGCGGTTGAGGCTGGCATAATCTCGGAACACGAACTTGATTCGGTTTCTGATGAGTTGGCTAACTTGATTGACAACGCACAGTCACGAAGCAAGATGTCTGACGAGTCGATGGAAATTATGCAACGCTCACTTAAGTGGGGTCGTGAACAGGTCATTGACGCTATTATGGAAGATGAAACAGAAAACTTTGATGATGAATTGTCCAAGTTTTTCGAGGAGCAGTAATGAATATACGTTTCGGTAAGGGCAAGTATGTCTGTCCGAAATGTGGGAACGTGGTGGAGGTGTTTGTCGCTATGACGGCACCTCCAACATGTTGGTCGCATTTAAATAAGGTCTCGGTTCCGATGGAACCGTTGAAGAAAAACAAAAAGAAATCCTAGGAGGGTTTATGTCTTTTAAACATAACATTGTTCATCTTGGTGGCATTGACGTTTATGCCGATGTCGTAGATGATAAAATTGAATATCTGTCCATGCGTTTTAAAGGTGTGGAACTTCATTTCTACGGCGAAGAAGTCGAAGACTTGGTGTTGGCAGTTCGTGCTGTTCATCGTTTCTCCAATTCGTTGGAGAACAAAAAGGAAGACAACGTTCGTCCTATTATTAAAATGCAGGAGGTAACACAATGAAAGAAACAAAAGCATCCACACAACAAGACATATTAACGCATTGGATTATGCTTAATTCGTTTATTAACGGCATGTTAGAGTTCTATCATGCTGAACGTGACGATGATTATTGGGCTAGTGTTAAACTGCCTGAAGGCGCATATGTTGACGTAAACTTACATGTTTACGATGATGGATACGGTGCTAAAACAATTGCTACTGTTTATCCCGTTAACGGTAAAGGTGAAGTTCAAACACAATACGGAATCACATTACGAGAGATTCCATTCGCATTAGGAGGTGAACAGTAATGTCTGTTCAAATTAACTCGGCTGGTTTCACGCCGAAAGAAATCAAAGCGTTCGCAACAGCCTACGAGGTGTTGTCTAGCGTTAAAACACCTAACGGTGTTATCAACGAATCCATTCTTGTTGCGATTCTTACGAATCTGATTATGGAAGCAGGGTACTGCGACGACGTACAGGAGGTTGCTTAATGTTTGAGTACGGTGATGATTGGTTGGGGTGTGGGCAAACTGCCCACGACCCTGACTGTTTGTGTGATGTTGTGTTGGATGAGAACCGTAATGTCACTTGGATTGGTGACGCTGTAAACGATGTGTTTATGGGTTCTGAAATATGTGAGATTCGAGGTTATGGTGTTCCGTGGACTAGGGATAAGTTGGCTGATTATCTTTGTGATTTGCGCACGTTTAATGATGTGTTGATTGCTCAACAACAAACGTTCGATTTCAATTATGCCAGTATGTATGATGTTCCAGCGATAACACCTGAGGCTAATGGGTTTATTCGTTATTCGATGATTGCTGAAAACGTGTTGAAATGTATGGAACGTTTTTCGTATCCGTTGACTTATATTCTTCGGAAACTTAACGTTTCCGCTGATGAGTTTATTGCTTCCGCTACACGCAACAGATGTCGTGATGGTTGGTCGTATCCAGAGTTGGATTCTTTGGAACAAGACATTATGGAACGTTTGAAACCGTGGGCGGAAATAGCCAATAGATATGGTATTTCTGTTGATACCCTGAAGGGTATTCGTAAATATTGGGAATCTAGATTGGAAGAATATGTTAGCAGGGACAAAGAAATAAAGTCTTACATGTATAAGTTGTGTCTTACGACAGATATGTCTCCTAAAGAGATATGTGATGATGTATATAATAAGTATGGTTTCTTGTTTTCCCGTAGTGCCATATCGAAGTATCGTTCCCGTAACAAGATATTGGCTAAAAATAAACAGGCCAATCTGTGACATATCCATATGCTATGATTGTCCTTGCTAACTTCTGATAGGAGAAATATGAGAATTGTAAAACATGATGATGGTGTGCGTGTGTATGTGCGTCAGTCTTGGTTGAACGATGTTGTTTTATGTCCTGAACGTTCACGTTTGGGGATTGTATCAAAGCATATGCGTTCGTCAACGGACTCGACCATTATGGGCACAGCCGTTCATACAGCCATCGAAGATGTTCTGAACAACCAGATTGACTTAAAGGACATGTCCACTAGGGCGATAGATGCGTTTCATAATCTTCAGAAAACTGAACCGTATCGTGAAACGAACATTGACCCTGATAAATATGAGGTTTTTATTGACTCGATGTGTGAGTCGTTTAAGTCTGATATTTTGCCTAGTGTTGGTTTGGGTGGGCAAACTGAAAAACAGTTTGCTTATCCGTTGGGGTTCACAGTTAACGACCATGCTGTGTGGTGCGAAGGCACTATGGATTATGTTGACACGAACGGCGTTGTGTGGGATTGGAAAACCGCTAACCGTAAATACAATCAACGTGAAAAACAATCCACCAGTATTCAAGCAACGGTTTATTCGGGTGCGGTAGTTGATATGGGACTCACTGAGTTCCCTGTCAAGTTTAATTATGGTGTGATGTTACGACAGGTAAAACCTGTCGGACAAATTGTTCCAGTTCATAGAAACCTTAATCATATGAACTGGCTTAAATCGGCAGTTGAACCTGCGGTTACAACTGCTTTGATATTAGGCATGGACAAGAAATGGATACTGAACGACACAAGTAATTTGTGTTCAGAAAAATGGTGTTCATTTTGGTCGATATGCAAAGGTGCTTATCTGTCCTCGCCTGATATCTATCCACAAACAGAAAGCGTTGACACCGAGTAATTGGGTGTTATACTTTCTACTGTCAACAACCAAGGAGGTTGAAATGGTCACTAAAGACCAGTCCATTGTCATTCAGGTGGCAGCAAAGATTGCTGCCGAATTGACACCAAAAACAGATGATGTTAACGCAAACATCGTTGCCTTTTCACAGGCTTTCGATGCGACCCGTGAAATCATTCTCGGAGTTCATGGATTCAATGAGTCCACAACTACGACACAATCAACACCGCAACAAGAAGTTGCGATGATTCAGACAGCGTTCCCAAACGCAACCCCGTCAGGCGCAGGCTTCAGCGTCCGAATCAAGGGTAAGCAACACGGACCAATCCCCGAGTGGCTTCCAGCCATGTGTCAGGCTAAAGGCGTGACAGAAGTGTGGGACAACCGTGATGGTTTGTCTGTCAATCCGAAGCGTCCGTGGTTTAAGTCCACGACCAGCGAAGATGCTTTTTGGGCACCTCGCTGACCTGAAAGGTACATATGAACGCTCTGAATTATGCGGAGCGTTGGGAAGCATTAGGGCGGGGAGAAATCTCCCCGCCCGATGTTTTATCCAACGTCATTAAACAGCGGGCTTTTTATAGCCCTTTGGCTATCGCAGCCGATGATTATGTTCATTGGGCGCAACATCCCGAAGACCGTATCTATCTAGGTTTCAACGACATAGATGAACAGATGCGTGGTATCGCACCTAGCGAGATGTGTCTGATTAACGGTTATAGTCATAGCGGTAAAACTTTGTTTTTGTTGCAGATTTTGTTGGCTAATGCCGATAAGACGATTATATATTTTTGTCCAGATGAACCCAGAACTTTGACGTTGATTAAGTTGGCGTGTGTCACGCACGGTATTGATGGCAACATTCTTGAACAGCAAGTAGCCAACAACGATTATGAGGCTATTGAGTTGTTGAAAGATACGGCTCAAAAGTATTTCCCCAAGTTGGCTGTGTTCGACCAAATGATGAATCTTAATGACATGGAGAAAGCGTTAGGTGAGGTTCGTGACGAACTAGGTCAGCCAGCGTTGATGGTGTTTGATTATCTAGAGTTGTTGCAGGGTGGTGGTGAAACTGTCCCCGACAAGGCTAATACGTTGAAGGCGTTCGGTAAACGCCACAACATTCCGTTGCTTGTGTTGCACCAAACCTCACGCACCGCAGGTGCGGACGGTAAGAAAATGACTATCTCGTCAGGTGCTTATGGTGGTGAACAACAAGCAACACACATTATAGGTGTGCGTCGTAAACGGTTTGAGATAGAAGCGCAGATTCGTGATATCGAAGAACGGCTACCTAGGTCTAACAATACGGAACGTTTGCTTGAACGGCTGGATGCGTTGCGTTACGAGTTGCGTATCCACCAACATACGTTGACTGTTAACCTAGTGAAATGTAAACGTCCGTCATCGTCTTTGCTTGATGACGTAGATTTCGAAATTGAATATGGGACAGGCAGACTGAACAGGTTGCTTGTCACCAATGTTCCTAAACAAGATGTTGATAATCCGTTCGATGAAGATGGAGAACAATTAACATTAGACCAGTGGGAGTGGTAGCATGGACAGCATGGTGCTAGACAACTTCATTACCTTGTTCAGAGGGCGAGGTGATGTGTACGGACATGAGGAAGGCAAATGCGTTAAAGAGGCGTTGACCCGTGATGTATTTACGCAACACCTAGAAGGTGTCGCACCTATCGGCGTGTACCCGATGGTTCCCCATAATGGCGGTCATTCCGTTATTTGGGGTTGTTCAGATATCGACATAGAAGATTTCGATGGTGCCAAGTCAATCCGTGACGCTTTAATGTCGGCAGGTGTTTATGCCTATATTGAAAAGTCACGGTCTAAAGGTTACCATGTATGGGTGTTTGCTACGGAACTTGTCCCCGCCTTGAATATGCGACGCATGTTCTTGGCAGCACATCAGGTTGCGAACTATCCTGCCCGTGAAGTCAACCCGAAGCAGGAACGTTTAATGCCACACCAATACGGCAACTACGTTCGACTTCCATATCCGAACTATCTAGACATGGAAACTAATCGTCGTCGTATAATCGACGACCATCAGAATCCGATTGTGTTGGAACATTTCATGGCTCACGCTTTGGAACATCGTGTCACACCACAGATTGTTGGCACACTCGCTAACTACTACAAGCCACCACAAACAAACGTTGTGTCTGTCGGAAACATTGAACTGTCAGAAACATTATCGGAAGCCTTGTATGCGTTATCACCACTAGGTAAGGTTATTTGGCGTGACGGTCCTTTGCAGGGTCGTGACAGGTCTTCCACGTTGGCTAAGTTGGCTCACGAATGTGCTAGGTCATCTATGTCACCATCAGCCACCAAGGTGGTGTTGATTGACGCAGACCTAAGATGGGGTAAATACATGGCTCGACCTAACGGTGAGATGGAGATTGACAAACTAGTAGCAAGGGCTTTCAGTGAACTATGAACCGTTTCGACTTTATCTTTGTAACCATCATTGCAATTATAATTATGATAGTATCGTATTATGGCAGTGAAAAAAAAGAAGACAACTAGCCACACGCTAGTAGTCAGACAGAAACCCGTACCCAAGGGTCGTCCCCGTCTAGGTAGGCGTGGGCGTGTATTCACGCCACAAACGACACTGGATGCGGAAGCGTTTATCGCTGACGCATACGATGGACCACTATTTGAAGGTCCAGTAAAAATAGTTGTTGAGTTCTCACCAACCGAAACCGTGTTGACAATTATGGAATACGACGGTTCTGTTTCCAAACTACGAGGAGACATTGACAACTATTTAAAGTTGTTGATGGACGGACTAAATGGTGTTGCTTGGCTTGACGATAAGCAGGTGCATTGTGTTGAGGTGATTAAAACATGACACGAGAAAACCTGTCTGATTATGATATTGGTCCACGCAGATACAACTTCCATGAGGATTTAAAGTTCGGTAAAAAAGGTGAAAAACTTGTTGAGGATTTTCTTGATGCTTTGTCTGACGGAGCCTTCGAGGTAAAGACTGACAGATACCGTAACGGGCGCATGGTTCTAGAAACCATGCAGAACCCTAGGAAAAAGAAAAACGATGATGGTTCTACGTTTTGGAAACCGTCAGGAATTAATGTAACACTAGCGAAATGGTGGGTGTATGTTTATACATTGGATAACAATGAAGGCGCATTTGTTGTGGTGTCGGTTGAACGAATCAAACGCTACATCGAAATACATAAAGAAAGCATGGACATTGTGGACTTCGCTAAAGCGAGTTCTAATCCGTGCAAGGGATATTTACTCGAACCCGAACAAGTAATGGACCTACTAATCAACAAGGATTATGATGGGTAAATACCATAATTCTAAATCTTACGCTTTCAATAAAGCCATACGAAATGCGGAACGGTCAGCATCGACAGAGATGGAACTACTGATGATTCCGTATGTGGATTCAAGCATTGAAGACAGGTACCCTCCGCAAGACCTGTTGGATTGTGTGCGTGCCTGTTGGGAGAAACTGTCCCCGCAAGATAGAGAAATATTGGAGTTCATATTCGTTGAACGGTTAACGTTTGAAACGTTGGCTGAGAAACTAAACATCAAAGCCAAATCTTATGCGTGGCGCAAGACACGCATCGCATTGCAGAAACTAAAAATTTTACTGCTTGAAGATGAGCAGTTTATAGAAATCGCATTAAATAAAGGAATAAACATAAATGAAAACATGGAATGAGGCTGCATATGAAACAGTTTGTTTCATCGCAGATATGGAAAAACTACCTGAAGAAGGGTCGCCACACAAAATGAATGTGGTGTCACAGTTTATTTCAACATGGATTACAGAAGACCAATGTGACCCTGACGATGAGGAACTGGTGACGGCATTATGTATTTTGGCAGCCCGTGAAGCGGTCTGCCGAATCTTGCAGTGGGGTTCATCTTTTAATCATAAAGAACTGGCGGAACTGCTATCCAGAAAGCAACATGATTATGGACATAAAAACATCAGCAACTTCGGGTTAGTTGGTATCGCTGTTCGTATGTGCGATAAAATCGCACGACTTGAAAATCTTATGGGCAGGGACACACCTGCGCAGAATGAAACTTTGCGTGACACTTTGGACGATATCATCGGCTATGCTGTGATTGCAAAGATGTGGGAAGATGGAACCTTCCTACTTGAATTAGAAACGGAAAAAATACAATGAGTGAAGAAGAATACAAAGCACAACTTGGTGAAGACGGTATCGGTAAACCAGTAACGATGAATGGTCATACTTTGTGGGTTAACGAAGAAATGATTATCTCTATGATTATCGGCTTAACAGTCGCACTAGAAACGGTGTTCCCTGACACGAACATCGGTGAAATTACTACTCTTGTTTCAGAAGGCGTATATGAAAAAATCAAAGAAGAAAACGGACTTGGCAGTTCTGACGGAACTACTGACCAGCCTGAAGGCTGAAGCAACAGAACTAGGTTTACCAATTGCACGCAGGCGTGACATTGAAGACGTTATGAAAGTTGTTGAACTAGTGGAAAAGAAACGAAAACCATGAGTGACTTTTTCGACCCTGACGACATGGAAGAAATGAACCAACGGTTCGAATCCATAATCAGAGAATCCAACGAATCCTACATTTTAGAGTTCACCATATCAAAGCATTACGCCAAACAACTAGTGCGTGAATGGGTGGAAGCCTGTATGGGATTCGACGAATCCTATGATAAGTGTTTCAATGAATACTCGAACATAATTCAAAATCTTATTTTTGCTATGAAAGCAGAAGAAGAATCAGAATGATTATTCGGCATCCACTTTCTGCCAATGCCACGCCTCATACTCAGGGTTAGGTGAACCATCAGGGCGTGTAGGTTTACCCTGAAGATAGAAACCAAACTTAGGTGCATTAGCGTCCAACCATGCAAACACTCGTGGGTCATGCACGTTTATGTCCACCGCTAAACCGTAACCATGATTAGACGTACTTGGGGTCGCACTTGGCGACTTACCCTTTTTTAACCAATACTTGCGACCATCAAACTGTCGTGTTACCTGCGGTACACGACCAGTATTCTTAGGGCTGTAACGGTCCATAAACAACCTGTATTGAGTTTCATACGAACGATAACCGTTACCTAACAGCACTAGAGTAATGCCGTCCGCTTTTGCGGACGCATACATTTCATTAAATGATTGTGCAGCACCTTTATATAATCGCCCACCAGCATCTGTTTTACGCAGTAACCTGCGTGGAATTTTACCGTTTGGATATTTACCAAGTTTGGCGGGGACAACCAAACGTTTCACTGGATAGGTTAGTTTCTTTTTGCTAGCCATATTATCTTTCTTTTTCGATTAAACCTTTTTTAACCATGTCTTTTAATGCGTCTGACACGTTGAACTGTCGTCTGATTAGTTCGCTACGTTCCATGCTTTCTGTTACTTCACGGGCTGGAATACCAAGCGTTGTCATCCAACTAGACAACATACGGTCCGAATATGATGCTTTACCACCAATGAAACCACCAGTTAAACGTTGCGCTTGAGCCAACGGAGGAACAGCAGAACCCATAGCGTACTGAGCCTTCTGACCTATTTCCAGTTTACCTGTTTCAGGGTTACGCCTACCAACACCGTCAATACCAACCTTGCTGAGTAGTTCACCAAAGAACGCTACCGCTTTGTCTGCGCCTTTGGCTTCCTCATATTTGTCAGAGAATGGAATGTCCAACGCTAATTGTTTATCTGCCAACATCAACTCAACAGGCAACTTAACCAACGGCAACATTTGACCAATAGCCCTCTGAGGATTAATTAACTGTTCCATCGCCTGACGTAACCGCACCTGCGGTAAGTCGGGCGTTAAAACAAAGTTAGCCCCAATACCAATTGGTCCCATTTCTGAAATCCAACTAGGCATAATCAAATCAGGGTTAACAGGGTTTTGTTCTTGAATCTTTTCATATGTTGCATACGCTGATGGTCTTGCCCACATTTCTACCATCTGCAACGGTATGTTGCGTGTGGTCCAAATCCAAAACGGAACCAACCGTTTAGAAGCCTCATCGAAACTAGACAAGTCGCTATAATCAAAATGGTATCTTGTGATACGAGCAACGGTTTCATCAAACGAGTAACCTTTGCGTAGCGAATCTAATGCCATTGGCATACGCACCGCACGTTCAACGTTGCGGTGCATACCATCAAAGAATCGTGTGTATGCGTTATTTACAACACGTTCAGCGAAACCACCTTTTTTGGTTAGCGAGGACAACTCATCAACCATACCATGACCTGTAACTTCTGTTGCTTCCCAAGCCTTGAGGTACAGCATTTTTTCTGCTCCATCCAAACCAAGGTCGTCAACCCAATCAACACCTTGATTACGCATATACGCAAACGCAGCCTTAATACCGTCCAACATGTTGGTGGTTTCAACACCAGCAACATGATTCATGAACGTTGCAGACATAGCGTTACGCACACCAGTACCTAAAGTAGCCAAAGCATAAGTTTTAAAGAAACGAACATTCCAATTATAAAACTCACGCAAAGCCTTATAAATAGGACCCTTAGCACCCTGAGCAATTAACTTCTCTAACTGTGGTCGCCACAAGTCATACAACTCATCAGGAACCTGAACACCAAGATTCTCAATCTTTTCCCAACCACGCTGAATATCATCAACCGCTTTACCAAGAACACCCTTCTTAGCAAACGCTAAATCCTCAGAAATAGAAGGCAACTGGAAATACTCCAACAACGCCAACTGCGCCTCATCAGCATGCAACTGCATCGTTAAGCGTTCATACGCCAACGCAAGATTCGGGTCCTGAATAGACTGCAACGACTCCATCGTTCGTTGCACCCTGCTTGTCCACGCCCTAGATTCCTGACCAGCAATACCAGTTGGCGGTTCCTCCGCCAACACAGTACGCATAGCATCAACATCTTTACGGTAAACCTGACCAGTTTCATCGTTCCAACGATTAAAAGCACGCACCTTATCAAACAACGTAGGCAAACGTTCTTCCATCGTCGTAACCTTACGACGATAAGCACCAGTTTCCTTTTCCATAATGCGGTCCAACCTAGACTGCAACTTCTGATACTCGACATCAATCTTCTTTTCCTTGCGGGCAAGGACAGAACGAACCTCATCAGGTGTTGCATCCTTGTATGTTTTACCGCCATCCAAAGAAACACGAATCTTGCCAGTAGAATTAAAACGTTCCATCTGCTTCTGAGCAGCCTTTAATCGTTTCGTAGCCTGACCTTTTTCGGTACGAATATTTATGCCCAACTCTTTTATTTGTCGGGCTGTTTCTTCCGCCTGCACACGAACATTCTCTGCATCAGCCAAACGACCAGTCACCTCAGCGAAACGCTGATGAGCCTCAAGGCTGGCAGTTTCATAATCCTTGTCAAGAACTGAACGAACAAAAGTACCTTGTTCACCCAAAGGTGTAACCTTGGATGTTGGGTTACCCATCAACTCCTCAATGGGCACACCCTTGCTGTAACTATAATCATTAGGAATTAAAACACTATAAGAACCAACAGCATCAGGGTTGTCGGCACCATACAGCACGCGGCTGGGCATAATCCAACCAACCTGTTCACCTTCACCACGACCAAGTTGAGTCATGTAACCAAGCATGTCGTCAAACATTTGATTACCAACAACATCAGAATCAGGAATTGCACGGCTAGCAGCAATTATTTGGAAATTCTCACGAATTTCGTCAAACACCGCACCCAACACCTCATCAGGAACAACACCCTCAGGGAAATCAATAGTGTCAGCATTATAAAGCATAATCATTAAAGAGTGAAGTTCAGGATATTGGTCCTCAATAAATGGGTCAACACCACCTTCACGCAACAAGTTTGCGTATTCATCAACAAACGTTGTACCATCAAGACCAGCCCTATCAAGTGCTTGACCAACCGCTAAATGAACCTCATTCTCGGGACTGAAAAACCAGTAATAACCATCAGGGTCACGCATATCAACCAAATCCTCAGTAGGAATAGCATGGACAGCAACCGAGTTAGGGTCATTCTTAAACGTTTCTCTATAAATAGCACTAGCATCTGGGTCAAACTCGTTAGCATCTGGGGCTATAATCTTCGAGTTCAACACCCTGAAAGGTGTCTGCTCACCAGCAGCAGGGTCAAACGGTTGTTCGCTTAAATCATCAAACGTTCCAAACAAGTAACCATCTTCCGTATAATCAGCACGCACACGAACATCGCCCATCTTAGATGACGCATCAATATGTTGAACAAGAATCTTATCCTCATCCAACAACTGCTGAACCACATTAGGGTCAGCACCCTGTGCAACCATCTCCTCATATTGACTTTGCAAAGCAGCACGACGCTTATTCAGGTCAAACAACTCCCTAGGTTTAGAAATACCCTTAGCACCCATAATCTTCTCATAAAGAACAGTAGGGTCCTTAGGTATTCTCTTGGCATTAGGGAAAGTAGCCATGTAAATCTGTTGAAGATTTTTTGTTACAGCATAAACTTCTGTTTCATCCAACTCCAAAGCGGTTTTCATCATGGCAATTTCTTCCATCAAACCTTTATGCATCTCAAAAAACATGGCACGTTCACTAGCCTGACGACCAGCAGCCACATCCAACGCATCAACCATCAACGTTTCAACACGTTGAATCTCTTTACGAAGTTTATCAATCTCTTTACGAGTAGCCTTAACACCTTCTTCTTTGCCAGCAATAATGCGTTCCATACGAGCCAACACCTGCTCAGCATTACCACGCACCTTGTCCCTGCCACGAGCAACCTTATTAATCAAAGCGTTACGTTGGGCAATAACAGCCTTATGAACGACTGAAAGGCGTTCAACAAGTTCAGGGTCCATCTTCACACGTTGACCAATAACCTTGATAGCATCATCACCGAAGTCCATAGCACGACGGACATACGCCTCACGACCCCTAGCCTTAGCCATGCTATAAGCATAACTATCAGCAATGCTTGCTATGTCGGTTTCAAAAAACTTAACATCTGGACCCAGACCGCTAACCTCAGAAAAGATTTTATTCATCTCATCAATGGTTCCTGTTTCCAGTTCCACACCCATAAATTCTTCGCCACGTTTAATTATGTTTCCTTGGTCGTCTTTAATCTGACCACGGTACTTACGGTGACGGGCTGCGCCAGTCACACCAGCCAATTCCTCAGCAGACAAATCCGCTTCCTTGAATAAACCTTTTCTTAAACCACCATTTTTGGCGTAAATAAACTGTTTAGCCTCATTCGTTAAACGGTGGTGAATAAAGTCATCAATAACATTAATGCCCTTAACTCTTGCACCAAAATCAACACCAAACTTGGTGTAGATTTCGTTAACCTCACGGACAATACCATCCTGCCACTGTTTATATTCGTCAGCAAACTGACGTTGAATAGGAGTAGCAGAAGCATAATCAACAGGGTTTTCTAGCAACCTAGCAACATTGTCCAACTCGCCAGCATCTTTAATATTGTTCAACAATTGTTTAACACCAGCAATGTTTTTTTGATACGCCATAGCAACAGCACCCTTGGCGTAACGTTTCGCTGTATTATCTGCAAGCAACGGAATAATCTTTTCAGATGTAACACCAAAAGCACGACCAACACCAGCCTCAATAAACGGCTTAATTGACTTAGGAGTCAAAGCATGTCTAGCATAAGTAGCATACGTTGACCTAGCAATCAAGTCACCAGCCTTTGTTCGTGGCAAAGCAATCAAACCATACTTGCCAACAATCGCATCAGCCAACTTCTCAGTCTTAGGAATAACACGACCAGCGTAACGAAGACCATGTTTAATTCCCTCAGCCTCACGAATATGTTTCGGCACAGCCGAAACACCATAACGCACAACATCATCCAACTTGCTAGCCATCTCAGGATACTTAGCCAACATAGCCTTAGTACCAAACTTGGTAGCAAGGACAACACGACCAGCCTGACCCAAATAATTAACAGCACCAACACCAAAATATGTAACAGGGTCACCAAGAACGTCAACAGTAAAATCTAAAGGACCATCAATAAATTTTATACCAGTAGGTTGAAACTTGAAGTTCTCCTCCTGTCCCTGCTTAACAAAGTCACCCCAACTAGGACGGGCATCAGTTTTAACATCACCAAACGGACTAATGACGTTTATGCCACCAACGGTGGCTAAACGTGTAGCATCAGCCAATTCTTTAACACCAGACTGAATCCAGTTACTAGCACGTTGACCGCCCTCAAGAACAGCACCAATACCTTTAACAGGCGCAAAAGCAACACTAGTAAGTTTCTTCCATAATCCGCCACCAACATCACGACCCGCTGCTGCCTGCTTTAATATTTTTGCTGGTTCAGTGGAAGTACGCTGATTATACAAATTACTTCTAGCAATCTTCTGCAAACCAGTATTAACCGCTTTATCCAGTTCGGCTTTCTCTTGGTCCCTAGTAGATTTCTGTGATTTCAAATCAGACAACTTAGGCGCACGGCGTGCGCCACTATCAGATTCTTTGTCTCGCAAAAAATCATTTAAAGAATCATCAGCCCAAGGTCCTTTATCGTTGCTACTTGAACTAAATGGTGACCGAACAACAGCCATAAACTATTTCTTATCCTTCTTTTTAGACATAGCCTTTAATAACTCAACAGCACCAGCCTTCTCAGGACTAATACCTTTAGCACGAGTTTTTTTTGCATATTCAGTTAAATAAATATTTTCTAATTGTCGTGCTTGCAAAGGATTAAATCCCCTAGCCTTACCTTGAGTTTCACCAAACTGCTTGGCTTTTTCACCCACACGCAACTGAGCCAACTGAACAGCCGTAGTTGGCAAATCAGCCAACTCAGAAAAACCAGTAGCCTGCTTAATATAACCCTTAAAAGCACTACCTTCTTTTTCGGCGGACAACTTTTCACGTTGCTTTTGAAAAGCAGCAAACTGTTTTTTCTGTTTAGCAATCTCAGTGTCCATGTATTTGCTAGCATCTTTTTCTAACTCAGGCAACATAACAATCAGTTCATCCTCAGACAAACCAAACTGTTGCGCAGCAGCAGAAGGGTCAGCCATAATTAAACCAATATAATTCTGAACCTCAATAGGGTTACCACCAGATTCTTTAACACGACCAAAAAAAGCACGACTCAAAGGCTGATACTTTTCACCATACTGCTGATACTTAACCTCAATGTCGTTAATCAAACTTTCAGGTTCATAACCATAATCAGGTTGAAAAGTTTCATACGGAGAAGTAGCCTTCTCCGATTCACGAATAAACTTACCTAAAGCCTCAGGGTCAGACAACAACATGCCAAGCAACTGCTGTTCGGTAAAACCACCCGAACCAGTCAAATCCTCGGCACTGCCACCCTCACGCAAAAACGCAAGAATATCAGCAGCAGTCATTTCTTTTTTCTTTTTACTAGCCATAATCAACCTCTATTTATAGGTGTTTTGTTCTATCTTTTAGGGTTACGATTACGACGCTTCTTAGGCACACCATACGTCGCAGCAGCCTCAGCCATAATCTGAGCAGCCGACTTCTGACCAGCCAACGCCTCCTGCAAACCAGCCATACCAAACTGCTGCTGAGCAGCCAAATCAGCAGCCACACCCTGCTGAGCCAAAGACTGCAACGCAGAAGCCCTAGAACCAGCACCAGCAGTCTGCAAAGCCTTCAGATAGCGTTCCTGCTCCTGATTCAACTGACGAGCCGACCCCTTCGCTAATTCAGCCATCTGACGATTAATCTCAGCCTGCTGAGCCGACACAGCCTCCGCCCGACCTGTCCCCGCACCATAAGCACCAAGAGCAGCAGACAACCCCTGCTGTTCAGGAGTTAACTGAATAATAGGTGCCTCACTATAAGCCTGTGATGGGGTCATCGACCCCATATAATCAGAATAAGCCTGTTCAATCTGCCCACGACCAGTAGCCTGTTGTGCAGCCAAATTCTGCTGCAAAGCAGCCAACATATTCTGATACTGCTGCTGTGCCTGTGTACCATAATCACGCATCTGCTGCGCAGACTGCCTAGCCTGACGATAACCACGACGTTTCTCGCCAGCAGACAACCTAGAACCACCGCCTCCACCAACACCCAAACCAGCAGTCAAAGCAGCGATAATGCGTTCCAAATCAGAACCGCTAGTATCATCAACAGGTTCGGGAACACTTTCGCCAACATTCGGCATTTGGTTAGGTGGAATAAAAGCAGTCTCACCGATACCAGCAACCTGACTAGGACCAGCCTCGTAACGACCAGTCAACGGATTAAAAACAAGTCTCGACATAATAAACTCCTATCAGTAACTTGTCAAACTTTTAATATCAGCAGCAGTATTCATAATTGACCTAGTTTTATCCAAACGCAACTGAGCCAAATAATCCTCTAAGTCTGATTGCTGTTGCATTTCAACAGCAGCAATATCATTCAACGCATCCTGCATCGATTCACTTTCACGACCCAACTCACGTTGCAACGACTCAGCATAACTAGACAAACCAGCCCTAGTGATACCTGACTGAACACTAGGACCAGTTAAACCACGACGACCAAACTGTGAAATAAGCGGATTAAAATTCCTAGAATATGTTTGTTGAATTTCTTGTTGGCGACGAGTTCCACGTTGCTGACCCAAGAAAGCAGCCTGCTGATTAGCGATACGTTGCTGTTCACGGCGTTTTTTGGCGGTGGCTTCAGCCACGCCATAATCACCTAAAAATACATCAGACATTTTTTACCTTCTTCTTCAATTCATCAACCTCTGACCGTAATCTAGAAAGTTCACTATAAACAGCGTTAAATGTTTGACGCAACACAGCCTCATTAACACGCCAATATTCAGAGTTCCCCAACGTTCCGTTGGCGTCATCCCAAACATATTCCAAAGGCGAGGACAAAAACGGTGAGCCTTTAGGGTTGTTAGTCTGTGACACGTTCATAATTAAGCCTTGATAATGTAGTTCAAAACAATGTATGGTTGCAGGTTGTTGTGCGCTGCACCACCACCAGCATCAGACTGGTTAACTGTGTGTCCGTGGTCGCCACTGGTATCCATAGTGTGGCTATGTCCAGCAGATGCTGTAGCAATATTTCCGTTTGTTGTTCCAGTGCTGGGTGATTCAGCAAATCTTGAACCGCCGTGAGAGTGGACAGCGGTTGAAGTAGTAGAACGTGAAGGAACATCATGTGTGTGGTCACCACCTGAAATACTGTGACCATGACCTCCATTATTTACAACACCAACACTGTGACCGTGGCTTGGCATTTCCGATGTTGTTAAAGTATGTGTTTTAGCACCACCAGTTTCACCCAAAGCATCAAACTCTGTTTGAGTAGAATCAAACCCAACAGGAACACGACCCTTTAGGTTCGGAACACGAAAGTGTGTAGAACCAGCCCCACCGCTTCCATTAGTGTTAGCACCGTAAGGAAACTGTGTTCCATTTGCTGTCAAAACATTATATAATGCTGTGTAACTAGCAATCGCAACTTCAGAACCATCACACAACATCCAGCCCGTTGGTGCGTTAGCACCAGCATACTGATTAATAGAACCAGTAGGAGCCAACTTCTCTAACAAAGCATCAGCAACCTTAGCCTCGGTAATAGCATCATCGGTAATAGAAGCAGTAGTAGCCTTGACCGTGCCATCAACTTGAACAAGGTTTGTTTCAATAAAGTTTTTAACCGTTGTAAAGTTGGCGTTAACATCAGCAGCAATAGCCCGTGCGCCAGCAACAAACGAATTAGGAATAGTTAAAGTAGCCATAATTAACCAGTCACCCTCTTAGAAGTAAATTTATATCCAATACTATTAATACCCCATTGTTCACCAACAGGACCCTCAAACAACAACTGAACCGTTTTACATAAACCAAGATTACGTCCCTTGACAATTCGTGAAGACTCAGGGTTAGCAGCCCAATAAGAACCATAATCAGAAGCAGGCGAAGCCTGATTCCAAAAATCTTCATCCCAAGAAAAACCAAAAATTTCTGGTTGATTCAAATTAAAACGACGCTTCTCACTTGATTCATCAAAATCATGGTAAACACCAACAATAATAGTTTGTTCATCAACTGATTCTTTAATAACAAAATCAGGACGACGAAACATTTTGCGTTGCATATATGTCCCCGCATCAAACCATTTCGTGCGGTAATAAGAACTAAAACCAGTTTCAGTACCAGAAATATTATCCAAAGCAGTATTATATAAATCAACACTAAGAAGCGCATTAGTCACAGGATGAGCCACAACATACAACGGGTCGCTACTGGCATTTAAAAAGTCACATCCGCTGATGGTTCCATAACCATCTGCGGTAGAAAACTGAAGAAAAGCCCCCAATTGCGGGTCATAAACAAAATTAACAGTAGATACACTAGGAGATGCCGTCTTAGAGTACGGCAAAGAAATCCAAACACGTTTACGAATATAAGCCACAGAAATAAACTCTTTAGCACCAATATTGACATAATTCAAATCAATCAACGAACGAATAGGACCAGTCAAGTCACGCAACTGCGACCCATCATAATAGTAAAAACCATTTTCATTAGACCAAAAGAAAACACCATTTTCACTGACAGCCATATAATTATGGTCAGTGCAACCAATGTGTGTGCTAATTTCAACAACATTAAAAGTATTAGTGTCGTAACCAACCAAAGCAAAAATAGCGTTAGGTTTAAAAATAACCAACTGACCGCCGATAGAAACAATGCCGGTAATGCCGTCCCCGCCAGCAATAACATCAATATAATCATCATACGCCCAGTTCGTTGGAATACCTTCCAACGACCAACGCAACCTATTAGGGTACTGATACACCGTAGTAGAAGGATTGCTATCAATAGGTTCAGAAACATATGCAGCAAACATCTTATTAGCATGGACAGCGAGATGTTCAGCCTGAGGTAACACAACTTGAGCAGTAGTTGGGGTTGTTTGCCAAGGATGAGGGTTTTGACCAGTACGAGTAATTACAGTCGCATAATTATCGCCAGTAACCCAAGAATAACCACCAGTAGTACCAGAAGCACCAGTAGCAATATACAACTTCTTACCCCAAGCGACAGCACAAGGTCCGTGGTCGCTAGTAGTTGTTACAGCATTACCAGAAGAATACTCAAGACGAGTCATATTTCCACCAGAAGAATGATAAATATGGTCTTCAGTAGTAAAAATAATTCGAGAAGAATCACCATAAAAAGGCATAACTTTTCGTGGTTTCCAAGTAGTGCTAAACGAGTTAATAGTTGCAGAACCATGCAACAAATAACCATTATCAGGATTTAAACGGCGCATAGCACCACGACTAAAAACACCACCCCTAGGGTCAATTTCCACGTTCATCATCTGCGGAGATTCATTATCCGCTAACTGAAACTGGTCAGACCTAAGGTTTAAACCACCAGAAAAATCTTTCTGCTCAAAAACATTAATAGACATAATCAGCCAAGACTTTTACCAAGACGTTGCAACCAGCCTTTTTCGGAAGGCATATTGCGTGCCATACCACCAGACAAAACCACAGGATGATGAGCCACAGGTTCCATAACATTTTTTCGTGCCAACGCAACACCCTCATCAAAAGACTGCTTATAAAGTTGCGCCATAGTCGGGTCTTCCAACTGTTGATAAATACGACTGCACGCATAATAAACCAAAGGAAAATGCAAATTAGGACTAGCATCAACATCGCCCTCATCAGTTTGCCAATCAAACGGCTCACGATAACCACGACACACCAAAGTACGATTAGACTCAGGCTTAGGATACAAATGAATCTGACCAGCCCACACCGAATAAAACAACGGGTCACCATTCGTGTCATAAGCACCAATATAGGTAGCCTCAGCCTCATCATAACCAACATTAGCCAAACGAACACCAGTATTAGTGTTATCAACAATACTGGAAACCTGAGAAAGAGTGTCGCTAGTTAAATCAGCAATCGTATATGCACGAACCCCTGTTCGTGCCTGAAAACTAAAAGACACCTCAAGAAACGTCCAACGCTTCTCAAGGTCTAAAATACGGTAATAACCGTCACGAATATATAAATCCAAAACAGAATCTGAAACATCATCCTCATCCAAGTCGGTAATATCACGAACAGTTTGACGCAGAGTATCTGCGTTCATAGTCACATAAGCCATTATTCACCGTCCTGTTCCGAAATCACATCTTCAACTTTAGATTTAAAATCAATACCAGCCGACCTAAGATGACCAGCACACATGTCCTGTCCCCGCACTTTGTTGCCTTCACAGGTGTCATTGTTGGCTGAACACTTATTGCCACGCCCCACATAGGGGCGTGATGGTGGTGCTATACGGGCATCAGAAACCTGATTACGGCGTGAAGAATACTGTGGCTCCCCATACAAAGCATGGGCAGGGACAGCATTGGGATTATAATTGTAAGCAGTTCTATCAACCATTATATATAGCCAGTTTGTTCCTATTTTGAACGTCTAGTGTTTGTTCCTGCAATCTTGCATCAGCATCAAGTTTATCTAGTTTTTTCTTAGCAGCAGCAATAGCATCTTTTTGTGAAGTACGGGGAGCCTTCTTTGCTGGCAACTTAGGAAACAAAGGATTAGAATTTTGTGCCGATGCAGCAGGATTTACAGGGGGCTTGGGTGGAGTCAACTTAGGATAAGTTTTTTTCTCTTTAGACATGCGCTTTGTATATTCAGCCATTTTAGGTGAATTTGGTGTTGACCTACCAGCAGACTTCTTAATCGACTTTGCTGCTTCGGCTCTTGTAGCCAACCGAGAACTACCACCAGTACGCCTAGCAACACCCTTGGCTGCTTTACTAGCACCCTTAACTACTTGTTCAGCAATTTCCCGAGCAGTCTCTTTCTTTCCTTTAGCCATTATAGTTCCAATCTATAATAAATATGGGCGGGGGCGAAACACCCCCGCCCACATCAATTGTTTATATTATTATGTATTACTTACGGTAAACAGAAACCGCAGATGCGCTGGTAACAACACCAACAAACGTACCTGAAGATGCAGCAGCAACAGCAGCCGAACCAACAATAGTAACGGTTGTTCCACCAACAAGTGTCACAGCATGTGTTTCTGCTGCAAGGTTAACAATTGTGAACTCGAAAGAAGTTCCAACTTCTTCATCGGTGAGTAGTGTCAGCAACTGCGCAGCAGTAGCCGTAGTAAGGTTGCGTGCAGCCGTTGGGGTAATCGTGAACAACTTGCTTTCAACAAGTTGAGCAGCGGTCAACGTAGCAGCAGCGTCTGTCAATGCAACAGCAGTAACTTTTTCTCGTGCTGTAACATACGATTCGATACGCTTACGGCTGATTGCACCATCGGTGTCATTTGACTTAAGTGGCATTATGTTCTCCTATTATAGAAATTTGAATATGGTTTGTGTGGCGGGGATTTCTCCCCGCCACCAACAAACTACTAGGCGGTTGCGCCAGTAATTTTGCCTTGCTTCTCACGGTTACGCACAGTAAGGTTTCCGTAGCACATAATCAACGCATAACGTGCGTCGATATCTTCTGGGCTGACGAAAGGTGTCTGTGCAAACCACTTGCTTGAGTGACCCACCAAGGTGAGGTACTTGCTGTTCAAAAAGAACATGGTTCCGCTAGGTGCGTGGACATCGTATGCCACAGGTGCAGCCTTGAACAACAGGTTCTGGAAACCAGCATCTGCTGTACGGTTGTCTGTGTAACGAAGTTGTGGTTGAAGAAGGTCTTCATACTTCTCGTACAGAGTCTGAGTGGTCAGAATCATGTCGGGGTGGTCGTTACCAACTGAAACCGAGTTGTAAGCAGTAGCCATCTTCAGGAACGTAAGAGTTCCAGCCGAGTTCTGCTCGTATGAGTTCCAGTAAGAGTTCGTTGCACCGTCGATGCCACCAACAGAGTTGCCGTTTTCGATAAGGTTGCCAAGACCGTTCCAGTCTTTGCCACCATTACCTGTGCCATCTGCGAAGAACATTTGGTTGAAACTTTCACGCATTGACTCCTCAGCCTGCATAATCTTGGCTTCAAGGAGGTTGATGATTGCTTCTTCACCGTTGTTCTTGGCTTCTTCAATACCGCTGATTGAGATAGAAGCAGCGTACTGCTTCCATTCAAACTCGGCAGCCGTGATACCTGTTTGGGGTGTCAAAGCAATTGAATCATAGCCAGAGTATGAACCAACAGTGCTGTTCGTGCCATAAATCAATGGCTCAACAATTTTGGTTCCACCATTAAGCATACGGATACGTCCACGGTCCATAAGGAACCAAGTAAGTGGGCGTGCGGTAAACACGTTGTCGGTCAACTGGTCACGATAGTTCGCAAGCGTAGTTGACAACAGCGTGTCGAAATTTGGGTTCGACATTATATGTCTCCTTTATTATAGGTTAGCGTTGAGTTTGCTTTTAGCAGCAACCCAAGCGTCATACACAGACGTAATCGGTCCCATCGGTTCATTCGTCGTAGAAGAAGTAGCAGACGAACCACCATCCACAATAGATGCAGCACGTTTCGCTTCAATGATGCGCTGTTCTTCTTCTGACTGCTTCTCAGCAGCCATACGTTGAATTTCCCGTTGAGCCATTACCTTGTCAAATGCAATCTGCTTATAGGTTCCTTCTAAATCGGTTGTGCCTAACCGCAAAGCAGCAGTCACAACCTCGTTAACATCGAAATCTTCATACCTTGTCTGCAAACGAGAAATTTCCTTTTCAATCTCTTGCTGAGACTGCATTTCCTCAAAACGGCTTATACGCTGGTCAATTTCACGCAATTTGGCAGTTTGAGGGTCATAATCCTCGTCCATGCCATAATTGTCTGCCACCATATCGGCAGCAGCCTGACGGGAAATCCCATAATGACTTGCAAGCAAGTCAATAGTCGCAGAAGGGTCCCGTTCCAACGCTGCCTGAAGTGCAGAAGCAAACTGCAATTCCTGACGTTGTTGGGCGAGTTCCTGCGTTTTACGGGTGTAATCCGCCTGACGTTGATAACCAGAAATAGCCTCCGTTAAAGGAATGGAAATTTCCTCACCATCAACTTTAATGGGTACATGATAATTCGCATACTCATCAATTGATAGCACAGGGGTACTTGGGGTTTCGTTTGCCTCACCTACATCGGTTGACCCTACTGGTTCCGTTACTGGTTCTGGCGTGAGTTCATCACTCATTTAATTATATCTCCTGAGTCCAAAAGGTTGCTCTATATATGTGGATACTGTTCCCTACATCATACCTTCGACGGGCGGAACGCCCATCTCAGGTGCTGGTGCGGGGACAGAAGGGGGCATGCCACCAGCCTGAGGCATTGGCGGGGCAGGCGGAGGAGGAGCCGTAATAAACTTTTCAGGGTTCTTAACGCCAAAACCGTATTGCAAAACATACGTCGCCAACTCTTGCATATTGACAATACCTGTCCCTGCAAAAGGAGCCATAGCGTCAACAACCTGAAGGGCTGTCTGGCGACGCAATGATTCGTTGGTTGGTTGCGTTGAGCCACCAACCACCTCAAAGTCAAATTCGCCTTGAAGGAAATCACGGTCATATTCAATCCAGACAGGTTCACCATCTTTGCCAAAAATACGGGCAACATGTTGACCAGTCATAAACTGTTGAGCCAAAATAAGCATACGGTAGCCAACCTCAGAAATGGCTCGTTCTACAATAGCCAACTTATCTGCTGTTCTAGCATTGGCTGCGTCACGGATAGCACCAACTTCTGTGGCTGTACGGCGAATCTCAGAAACAGCACCAGTCATATATTCAGGCAAACCAGAAACACGTTCAATATCGTTCGTGATAGTTCCTGTGTAATTATATAATTCAGGTGGGTTAATCAACGCAGGGAACGGGGCAACAATGCCACCCAAAGGTTCATCTGAAATAACAGGAACCATAACATTGTCTTCGTCGGACTGCAAAGCAGTCCTGCCGTACTGGTCAAAAGCCGACTCTTTATATAAATACTTTCTAGAGAAACGTTTACGGTGGTTAACAATCTGTGTACGAGTTTCGTTAAGTTCACGTTGCAAAGGTTCAATTTGCTCAACGTCACCAATAGGGTAAAAAACGTCAGGAACAGAATAGTTAGCGACAAACACAAAAGGATGCCCAAATGAATACGGCATCTTTGTTGGCTTTATAAGGAACGAATCCCCGCCTTCAGCAAAAACAGACATAGTATTCGTTTTGATATCATAATACTCCCAAACCTCTGCATAGCCATACGAAGAATCATAAACCTTACGTTGGCTAGGTTCATCTGCGTAACGGCTAACAGCCATCACACCAACAGCCTCACGAGCCGTTTTAGAGTAACGCTTATCTGACTTTACTTCCTTAATAGGACGACGGATACGCTGCGCAATCCATTTAATATCAGACATAAAAGTAGCATCAGGGTCAACAAAAACATCAAACGGAGAAACACGTTCGGCAAAAGGTGAATCTTCCAAAATAACACTACTAGTAGTTGACTCACCACCCAAAACATCGTCAGAAATGTCGGTGTCCTCGCCAATTTGTTCTTCTTCAACAAAACGATATCCAACCTTAATCCAGCCATGCCCCATAATAATCATATCTTTAACGGCACGAGAAAACTCAGAACGAATATCATGGTAACGCCACCAATAGTTAACAACAGCCTCAGCAACCACTGCATGCGCAGCATGCTCAGGTTTAGTAGCGTTAACAACAACCTTAGGGAAGTTAACAGAAATACTAGGAACAATAACGTTTACAGTCGCAAACACGATGTTGACCAGCATGCGGTCCTCATCGCTATAATAATCATAATGCTTGCCTTTATACAGGTCAACCATTCGTCGCCAAATAGAATCATACTGTTCACTTTTACGCCACTTCTTAGATGAATCAAGGCGTTGGCGATATAACCGCAGTTGGTCGCTAGCAGACATTTTAGCCATAAAACTTCTTCTTCTTCATAAAGAAATGTTTCAGCAGCACGATACAAAAAGTTCAACACAGCAGCCAAACCAGAAGCAGCAGCAACCTTCCAAGCAGACACATCAAACACCGCTGCACTAACAGGGGTGCTAAGGGCACCAAAAACAAACGTAGCAACAGCCCGTTTAATAGCATCAAAATACATCGTGACTTCCTTTATGTTTATGACCATCATCCATATGGTCATCCAATTTATCATCTATCTTATCAATCTTAATAACTAGGTGTTCAAGCAAACCCCTAGATTCGGCATGTTGTTCGGTGTTTTCCCGACGCAACCGTTGAAGAATAACCACCACAGGTCCTGTGATGACTGCCACAACGATGGGAACCCACCAGTCCATGAGTTATACCCAACGACTTCCGACAGGCGAAACATCATAACCGTTAATCTTCGCATCTTCCACTGTTTTACGCTGACGTTCACCAAGAGTAGGTCCGTGAAAAGCCTCACGCCCATAACGGAACCCAATTTGAACAGTTTTAATGTGACAAGCAAAACAAATCGGTCCCCGACGAGGAACGTCGGCGGACTCAAAGCCCTTACCACATTTTTCGCATAAAATCATCATCATAATACCAATCTTGTTCCCTAGAGTTAGGAATGGGTCGTTTTTCGTATATTATGCGCCCCAATAGGGGTCTTATCGCCCCCACCATCAGTAAATAGGTGCTGTTCCCACCACAAAAAACTATTTGCGGGGACAACCGTGTCAGTTCGGTACTCTGGAAGCCAAACATACTTCAACATTTGATTAGCGATAGCCAAAGACATAACCCTGTCGTCATGGGGAGAACCACCAGTTCTACCGTTCTGCTTACGAACATACGTCCGCAACTCGGCAATAGTACGGTCACAATAAATAGACAAATCACCATCACGAATAACAGCCGACAACTCATCAATCGCCAACGGTTTACTAGTGACGGTAGTACGCCAACCCAAAGCCTCAGTTTGCTCAGGCAAACGCTGACCCAAACGACGCTGACGATACAAATTCTTGTAACCATTACGCTGAGCAGCCTTAAGAGCAGTCAAACCGTGGTTGTTGCTTTCAATAGCCACCAACGCTTTATTATAAAACCAACCCAACTCGGAACACAACTCACCAAACAAATCAGGTTCAATATGTCCATGCCAATGAGCCACAACATCACCAGTAGTAGCATTAATTATATGAGCAGAACTATAATCACCATGCTTTAAACCTTCAGCAACGTCAGCCCCAATAACATAAACCCCCTCAGGGTCAGGAAACTCCCACACACGCAACTCGCCTTCCTCAGAATGGCGAAACTCATAATTCAAATCAGAATAAACATGCAAATACCCGATAACAGGGTCAATCGTTTCAATCATATCCAACATGTCAATATCGAACACGGGATTACCTGACTTAACAAAAGCCTCCTCAGGGAACCTAGGATATTCTTGATGCAACTGCCAAGACTGCATATTTCTAGCCTTGGACTCATACCAGTCATCATCACGGTCACCAGCAGACCAAGGAAAGAAAATACCTTTAAACTGGTTGGCTCCAATTTGGGAGCCAACCCACAAAGTATGAAAAAAGTTACCAGAACCATTAGCAGTAGACAAACCAATAACACGACCACCAACGTCAGCAACAGGTTCAATACTAGCCCACGCTTCCTCAGGATTAGGCAAAAACGCCCATTCGTCCACTATAACCAAATATACAGACTCACCACGAGCAGGGTCAGACCCACTAGGAAGCGACTCAATACTAGATTCATTATCAAAAACCATTTTCAACTGATGTTCCGTTAACTGCTTAGGTCCACGTTCCTTCATCCACTGAGGAAGAAAACGATAACCATATTTAGATTTCTGAAGCAACTTCATCGCCTCACGTTCCGTTCGGCTTAACATAATCACAAAACGGTCATTAAAAAAAAACGTCAACCAAAACGCATAAGCAGCAGCCAACGTAGAAAACCCAATCTGCCTAGCCTTAAGAACAATAGTGTAACGTTCATTCATCCAACAATTAACAGTATCAATCTGGGCATCACGCATCTTAAACAAAATCTTGCCACGTTCAGGATGTTTAATATGCCAATAATTCTCAACAAAATAAACAAAAGCCTCTAACTGCTCCTCAGCAGTACCATCAACAGGACCACGACACTTACGCCACTCCCGTTCATTAATCAACTCATTTA